GGCGACGATCAGTTTATCGCGGTCAATGTCGTCGACGACGCGATGAGCCGGCCCAAGCACAAGGACGAGACCGCGCCCATCGCTATCGGTGTCGACCCGGCGCGCTTTGGTAGCGACGCCACCGTCATCGCCGTGCGGCAGGGCCGCGACATCGTCGAGATACGCCGCCTGCGAGGCGCAGACACGATGGAAGTGGTCGGGCACGTCATCGACGCCATCGAGCAGTACAAGCCAGCGCTGACCGTCATCGACGAGGGTGGGCTAGGCGCAGGCATCGTCGACAGGCTCAAGGAGCAGCGGTACAAGATACGCGGCGTCAACTTCGGCAGTAAGTCGAAGAACCAACTGATGTGGGGCAACAAGCGTGCCGAGATGTGGGGTGCCATGCGCGACTGGCTCAAGACGGCCAGCATACCGCAGGACCGCTTCCTGAAAACCGACCTGATCGGGCCGAAGGTCAAACCCGACAGCAAGGGCACGCTGTTTCTGGAGAGCAAGAAGGACATGAAGGCCCGCGGATTGGCCTCACCAGACGCTGCTGACGCCATCGCGGTGACGTTTGCGTTCCCGATGGCAGCACGCGAAGCACGCGTTGACAAAGGCCGTTCCAGAGGATACTCTCCCCAAGCAATTCCTACAAGCTGGATGGGCTGCTAAATGGCGGACAAGCGCAAATCGGTCTCACTGTCTGTCGGACGCGGCGAAAAACTGCCTGCGTCCAAGGGCGCGGGGCTGACTGCGAAGGGTCGGGCCAAGTATAACGCTGCCACAGGCAGCAAATTAAAGCCGCCAGCGCCATCGCCGAAGACAAAGGCGGACGAGGGGCGGAAGAAGTCGTTTTGTGCCCGTATGGGTGCCGTAGCAGCCAAGGCCAAGGACGGCGAACGCGCCCGTGCCAGCCTAAAAAGGTGGAAATGCCCATGAAACCCGGACTATATGCTAATATCCATGCTAAAAAGGCACGAATTGCTGCCGGATCGGGTGAAAAAATGCGCAAACCGGGTGCAAAAGGCGCACCGACCGCCAAAGCGTTCAAAGACAGCGCCAAAACCGCTAAGAAAGGTAAGTAGATGCCCTCTGGTAAGAAAGATATTTACGGTAATAAGAGCAAAGCGCTCTACAAAGCCGGAACAATCGCGTCCGAGCGTGCTGCTGCTGCCAACCGCGACCCTGAGCGCGCCCGCCGGGCGATGGAAATCCTGAAGCGGGAAGGCGTCAGCCGCCGGCCAGAGGTTATCCGCACTACTACGTCGATGAAGCCCACACCGACAAAGCCGATGAAGCCCATCAAGCCGATTGGTAAGATGAAATAAGATGCCTCTGGTCAAATCAACCAGCAAGAGCGCCTTTCGGAAGAACATCAAGGCGGAAATAGCGGCTGGAAAGCCGCAAAAACAGGCCGTGGCTATCGCATATAGCGTGAAACGCGACGCTGCCAAAAAAGGCACTAAGAAGTAACATGGCAGACCCCACAGGCATCAACGCAGCAGGCTCCGTAGCGAATATAGGCTCGAACGCGCCTAAAACCGGCCGCGACGACGCCGACAAGATGGCTACCATGCGTAAGCGCCTGCAAATGGCGCAGGCGGCCTATTCGGACAGCCGTGAGGACGAACTGGACGACCTGCGGTTCATGGCAGGCAGCCCTGACAACCAGTGGCAGTGGCCTGCCGACGTGCTGGCGACCCGTGGCTCGGTACAGGGTCAGACGATCAACGCCCGGCCATGCCTGACCATCAACAAGCTGCCGCAGCACGTCCGTCAGGTGACGAACGAGCAGCGCCAGAACCGCCCCAGCGGCAAGGTCATCCCAGCGGACGACAATGCTGATGTCGAGGTGGCAGAGATTTTCAACGGTGTGGTGCGCCACATCGAGTATATGTCAGACGCGGACGTCGCCTACGACACAGCCTGCGACAACCAAGTCACCTACGGTGAAGGCTATATTCGCCTGCTGACCGAGTATTGCAACGACGAGACGTTCGATCAGGACATCAAGATCGGTCGCGTGCGCAACGCCTTCAGCGTCTACATGGACCCCACGATCCAAGACCCGTGCGGTGCAGACGCCGAGTGGTGCTTCGTCACCGAGGACATCCTCAAGGTCGAATATGAGCGCATGTTCCCCGACGCGACGCCTATCAGCACGCTCTACAGCCAAGGCGTCGGCGATCAGGGCATCTCGTCATGGCTTCAGGAAGACACAATCCGCATCGCGGAGTATTTCTATTACACCTATGAGCGCTCGACGCTGCACCTCTATCCTGACAACGAGACGGCGTTCAAAGGGTCGAACCGCGACAAACAGCTAGGCGCTATGTTTGGCAAGCCCATCCGCACCCGTGAGGTAGACCGCAAGAAGGTCATGTGGATGAAAACCAACGGCTTTGACGTGCTGGACGAGCGCGAATGGCCGGGCAAGTGGATACCTGTCGTACGCGTCATCGGTAACGAGTGGGAAGTCGACGGTCAGATACATATCTCCGGCCTTGTGCGTAACGCCAAGGACGCGCAGCGCATGTACAACTACTGGACCAGCCAAGAGGCAGAAATGCTGGCGCTGGCGCCCAAAGCGCCGTTTATTGGCTATGGCGGCCAGTTCGAAGGTTATGAAATGCAGTGGAAGACTGCCAATACGACCAACTGGCCGTATTTGGAGGTCAATCCCGACGTGACGGATGGCGCTGGGAACGTCCTTCCCCTTCCCCAGCGCGCGGCTCCTCCGTTGCCCCAGACCGGCCTCATACAGGCTAAAATGGGGGCTGCTGAAGACATTAAGTCGACCACAGGCCAGTATGACGCCAGCATCGGTGCGCAGGGCAACGAGCGGTCGGCCAAGGCGATCATCGCACGCGAAAAGCAGGGCGATGTCGGCACCTACCATTATGTCGACAATCTGGCCCGCGCGATCCGCCACATCACACGGCAGATCGTCGACCTGATCCCGAAAATCTACGACACACAGCGTATCGCCCGTATCATCGGCGTTGACGGTGAAGTCGACATGGTCAAGTTCAACCCCTCACAGCAAGAACCTGTCAAGGAAATCCGTGAACCGCAGACCGGCGCGCTGATCGAGAAAATCTACAACCCCGGCGTCGGCACGTACGACGTCATGGTCACGACCGGCCCCGGCTATATGACGAAGCGTCAGGAAGCCCTTGACGCTATGAGCCAGATTTTGCAGACCAACCCGCAGCTTTGGGCTGTCGCGGGCGATCTGTTCATCAAGAATATGGACTGGCCGGGCGCGCAGGAAATGGCTGCACGCTTCAAGAAAATCCTCGATCCAAAGGTCTTGTCGGACGGCGACCAGTCGCCTGAACTGATGGCCGCACAGCAGCAGCTTGAAGCCATGACGATGGAACTGAACCGCGTCACAGACATCATGGAGAATATCCAAGACAGCGCCGAGCAGCAGAAAATCGCTATCGACGAGTATAAGGCCGAGATTGACGCCTACAACGCCGAGACGAAGCGTATTGCCGCGGTGCAGAACAGCATGTCGCCAGAGCAAATTCAGGACATCGTCATGGGCACTATCGCCGCTGCGATGGACACAGGCGACCTGATCGGCGGGTCTCCAGAGATGCGCGAAGTGCCCCAGATGGAAGACATCATGGCGCAGGCGCAGCAAGAACAGCCCCAGCAGCCCATGATGGAGCAGCCTGAAATGGAACAGCCCATGATGGAACCTGAAATGCCCGAACAACCCCCTGAAGGAATGATGTAATGAGTTGCGCAGACTTTGTCGGCATGTTGTTTTTGGCGCGTGATGTTGCTCACTCGACGCACCTGAACACGCGCAGCTACGCCAAGCACATCGCCCTGAACGAGTTTTATGACGGCATCATCGACTTGGCGGACAAGTTTGCTGAAGCTTATCAGGGCAAATACGGCCTAATTGGTCCGATTTCGCTTATGTCAGCCAAGAAGACGAACAACATCGTCGAGTTTCTCGAAGGCCAAGTAGACGAACTGATGGAAATGCGGTATAAGGTGGTCGACAAGGA